CGCTTGCACTGGGGACACTGGTCGCCTGGTCTAGCCACGCAGATGGCTCCTGAGCTTGGCAGCCCGCAGGCGAGCCGCCATCCGCACCGCCAGATTCGTCAGCGTCTTGCCGTTGTCCACCGGCTCGGGCTGCACCGGAACCTCTTCCTGCTCAGCCATCCACGCCTCCATGCTGCGACGGGCAACAGCCGCAGACGATGACGAGTATGCAGGGTGTGTCACGACAGACACGTCGAACAGACCAGACACTTCGCGGATCGAGCGACGCGGCACGCCGTCTTCGCCCGGTGCCCACGACTGCCCCTTCTGCTCGACCGTGAACGCGAACGAGGAGCCACGCAGGTCTCCGCGGGCCGTCAGTTCGCCGATCGTGCGGCCCAGTTCCGTATTTGGCAGGACGACCGAGTACCGCAGCCCCTTGTCGTCGCTCGACAGTTCAAGCGTGCCGCTTGAGGTGCGGCCCAGCAGCTGGTTGGCGTCGTGGTTGAACAGGGCCACTACGTCCCGCTTGCCACGCTGGCGGTTGAGAACCTTGTCGAATGCCCCCGGCAGGATCGTCTCGCGGAACCCGCCGAGATCGACAGAGAGCGTGTTGTACCGGACGGCGTAGCCGGTGAGCGTCAGCCGGCCATCGGCTCGCGTCTCAACCGACACGTTGCCTTCCTCGGCGAACTCCCAGTCACGCCGCTCGATCTCGGTCGCCACCGCCACCACGTCCATCTCGTCAGCCATCGCTCGCCTCCGTGCTCGGGGTGTCCTGGGCCGGCTCGTCTTCGCTCGGTGCGTCCTGCTCCTCGGGCACGTCCTCCACCGGCTCGGCCACCGGCTCAGCACCAGGGGGCAGCGGGCCGAGGTTCTCCTTTTGCCGCACCTCTTCCGGCGTCAGCCACTTATTGCGGATAGCGATCTCATACGCCTGGTAGCGGGTCGTGATGTCGGACCGCAGCAGTCCTTCGACGAGGAACTCCGCGTACAGTTCGCCGTCCTCGGGGAGCACGTCCCGCTCGATCGCACCCTCGATCCGCCGCAGCCACGGGGCAATCGTGAACTTCTCGAACGACACCATCTCGCTCTGCAGGTTGCCCCACGTCGCGCGGCCCAACTCCTGAATCATGTGCGGCGGCATGCGCCAGATGCGGCAGATGGCGAGCAGCGATTGCATCCACAACTCGGCCAGTTGGCTCTCTTGATTCGTGGCCGTGATCGTGTCGGCCTTCAGCCCGTTGCTCAGTACCGCCGTCTCGCCGGCGTTCCTCGCCCCCTTGTGCCGGGCGTTCCACGACTCGCGGAGCCCACGCCGCTGCTCCTCGTTGAGCACTTGGTCCGTCGTCAGGATGAGCCCCGGCTGGGCTTGGTTCCTGTAGAAGTTGGCCGCGTAGCCCTCCAGGCTGCGGGCCAGGCTGATCGCATCCCGGCCCAACTCAATCGGCACTTCGCCGTGAATGCCGTCGAACGAGATCCACGGAATGTGGCAGATCTGGTCGTCGCGGTAGATCGTCTGCCGGCCCGTCTTCGGGTCCGTGAACAGGTACGTCTTCGTGCCCTCGTCGTCCGGCTCAACCTTCATGCCGGCCGGGTTCAGCGGCCGCAGTTCGGTCACCTGCCCATCGGGGCCGCGGAACTTGAACTGGTAGGACGAGCCGTAGAACCCCATGTGCAGGCAGATTTGCTCGACCCACTGGTAGCGGGTCTGGTAGCGGTTCGGCTTCTTGGCGAGCACGTTGTAGATCGCCAGATCCTTGGCCCGCTCCGACGTGTAGTCGTCACGCTTGCGGTAGACGTGCAGCGGCAGGCAGGCGACGGTCTCGGCGACCACGCGGGCACACGCCATGTACGCCGCCGTTCGCATGGCGGTCTCGGGAGTCACCCGCACGCCAGACTCGGCAGCAGCCGCAACAAGGTCATCCCAGCGGCTCATCCGCGTCTCGAGCCAGCGGATCTCGGGGAGCGTCGCATCCATGCGGTGTTCACCAGAAGGAAAGTTCGGGCATCGCCTGCGGCGTCAGGCTTTCGCCCATGTGCGAGCCAATCGCCATCACCAGAGCCACCATGCCGTCGATGCGTTCCGTGCTCTTGGCTTTGCTGGGCTTGATGTTGCCGGCCGGGTCGCTCTGAACCGCTACGTTTCCTGCTTGCCAGCCTAGCACCGGATGCCCAGCGTGCCGCAGTTTGCCGTCGATCGTGAGTGCCTCCAGACGCTTCGCCGGGGCACTCATCGACGCGAAGCCCTGTCCGAACATTTGCACTGGCAAGGATTCAGCCACTAACTCCTGCGCGAGCATCGTCGCGTTCCAGCGGTCGATGGCGATCTGCTTCGGCTGGAACCGGCCGCAGAACTCCATGATGTCACGCTTGATCGTGGCGTAGTCCGTGCTCTTGCCGTCCGTCAGCCGCAGGAATCCGTCCCTCGCCCACTGGGTGTAGGGCACCCGGTCAGTCCGCTCCCGCTCAGCGGCGTTGGCCTCAGGGCACCAGAACATCGGCACCACGTCGTACCGCCCCGACTCGTCGGGAAACACGGCCACGAACGCCGACGTGTCCCACGTACTCGCCAAGTCCAGCCCCGCCCAGAACGGCCGCCCCTCCAACGGCTCGAGCTCCACGCCGCAGGCCGCCCACTGGTCAGGACGAATCCAGCGGATGTCGCTGGTCGTGGGGATGTTCAACCGATACCGCAGGAAGGCGTTGAGTTTGGTGGCAGAGTTCTCGGCTTCCTTGCAGTCAGCGGCGAATGACTCCTCGCTGATCGTCTCGCCGAGCGAGGGGTTGGCCTTGTGCCAAATCTTCGGCGACTTCCAATCGTCCTCCCGGTCCGCCGCGTAGATGCAGCCGAAGAACGACGGGTCGAAACCCGCCGGGTCGGCAAGGCACCGCTCGGCGTAATCGTGCTGGTCGTACCACAGGTGGGTCTTGTTCGCCTCGCCCGCCGTCGTGATCGACAGCACCAGCGGCTGACGCCGGGCCGCACCGCCGTACCGAAGGGCATCCCACAGCCGGCGATCGCCACGTTGGGCGTGCAACTCGTCGAATAGCAGGCAGGAGATGTTGAGACCCTCGGCCCGGAACGCATCCGCCGACAGCACGCGGTAGAATGAGTTGCTCCCGCGGTGCACGATGGTCTTCCGCGAGTCGAGCACCTCGAGCACCTTCGACAGAGCCGGCGACGAGCGGACCATCGACGCGGCTTCCCGGTAGATGATGCCAGCCTGCTCGCGGTCCGATGCCGCACCGTAGACCTCGGCCCCGGCTTCGCCGTCGGCCACCAGCATGTAGAGGGCGATGCCGGCGAGCAGCGTGGACTTGCCGTTCTTCTTGGGTATCTCGATGTACGCCTGGCGATGCTGCCGCGTGCCGTCAGGTTTCAGCCGGCCGAAGATTTCACCCAGCACGTACCGCTGCCATGGCAGCAACAGGAACGGTTGACCGGCCGTCTGGCCCTTCGAGTGCTTCAGCACCGTCTCGAAGAAACGATACACCCGGTCGGCCTTCGCCTGGTCGATGCCGGGGCGATGCTTAGCCGTGGGCGGCGAAGAACTCTTCGAGCTCGTCCTTTTTGACTTCGACTTGCGTGGCAAGCTTCGTTCTCGACGAGGGATTGAGGCCAAAGTCAGCCTCTAAGGCGTGAAGTTGCGCCGCTAATTTGTGGGCTATCGCAACCTCGGGCC